ATCCGTTTCAATGGTGGCGTTCAGCTTCGAAGACAATCGTTTGGATGTATCCTGACTCAAATTAATCCCTCCGTTTACACTGGAGGGATTAATTGGGTAATGGAAGTGTTGTCTTCATATTTTCAATATCAAAATACAAGAAAGATTCATTATTTTTCGGACGCCCATTGGCATATTGTTTTGCTAGATAGGTCCGTTGATCTTCAATGAAACGGTACTCATCAGAAACTTCTACTTTCTGTTGTGAACCAACACCCATAAAGTAATCCTTCGCTAAACCTACTGCCATACGCCCTTTTGGCATGGCAACTGATTGAATTACTTTAACTGGTAGCGGCAACACGTCTTTTACATATGCCCCTTGGTGGTTAAGGTACGTAGTCGCTGGGTAAATCTTCACCCAGTAGTCACTTGGAGAGACAATCATTAGCACTTTATTTGGATCGACAACACGCTCTGCTTCTTTACTAACTGTACCGTCTTCTTCACGTTTCAACACGACACGAGTTAACGGTTCCATCAACTCTTTCCCAAATGTTTCTGGTGACAAATCTGCTATTGCTTTAGCCGTTTTATCTGCATAAATTCCATTTTTAACAGTATTTAAATCTTTGATAATTCCGATTGGTTGATCTTTCCCAGTTCCAGCAACAATCGCTTGTTCTAGTGCGATATACATCGATTCGACCAATACTGTACGAACATATCGATCAAGCCATTCAGGGCCCAAAACTAACATGGCTTTACAAACCGGAATAAAAGCAGAAAGTTTATACAAACTTGTTTGAACAGTTTCGAATCCATTATCTAGTAGTTCTTTGATTTCTTCGCATAATTTTCCCCACCAAGCAGGATTTACACCTTTTGAATAAACCCATTCAGTAGTTGCCGTTGTATTAACGAACTCAATTTCAGATAATAAAGGATGGCGCTGTACTAGATCTTCAAACACACGTTCAAAAACAGTTTTTGGCACAAGTTGTTCTACTCCGGCAAAGCCTTCATGCGTAATGACTTCATTGTAATATTTACGCTCATCAGCAGTGATCGGATTAATACCACGTTTCACTAAGATTTGTGCGTCTCCTTGTTCGTTTTGGATGCGTTCTGTGGCTTCTTGGATCATTTTTTGTTGAATATTGTTAGAAAAATTGGTCATGGCTTCGGCAAAAACTTTTTCATCTTCTGAACTAAAAGCGTCCATTAACTCCTTCGTTAACTCTTCTGTATTTTGTACCGTATCTGGATTAATCATTGTCATTTTTATTCCTCCTATAATTTAAATGTTTTCGCTGTAGCATTCACAAACGCTGCAAAGCGTTCTTGATTATTTATTACTCGATTTTCGATTACCTTCATAACATTTTCTTTTCCATCATGTGTTTCATTTAATTCATCTGCTATTTCATCACACAGACCATAAGATAAACAATTTTCAGCTGTTAAATAAGTTTCTTGCTGTAGTAATTCTTTTAATTTATCTTGACCTGCTGTAAACCGATTAAGATAACTTTGCGTTACTGCCGTGTCTATTTGTTTTAAATCTTCGGCCATTTTTTCAAAATCATTAGCGTTCCCATAGGCAATAGTTGCTGCTTGATGAATCATCATCATGGTATTCCTGGGCATTATGATTTTATCCGCAGCCATAGCAATCAATGACATACCACTCGCCGCAATACCGTCAATATGCACTTCGATGCTTGCCGGATGATTCTTCAGCATATTGTTAATAGTGAGACTTTCGAATACATCCCCACCAACAGAGCTAACATGTAATTCAATCACACCACCGCTTATTTGATTCAGCATTTCTTGTACATTTTTTGAGGAAATATCTGCATACCAGCCTGTGCCAATTCGACCATACATAGTCAATTTAGTTATTTCGTTATTTTTACTTTCAATTGCTAGTTGCGGTTGTTTTGTTAATTTTTGTAATTCTGGATTCATCTTCATCACCTCCTTTACCTAACTCTCTTGCATTACCATAATTTTTTGTAATATAACGCTCTTGTGACCACTCTTCATTAAACGGTTCTCCTCCCATCATTTCGATAATGTCATCAATACAAATGCCACCAATTTGAAATAATTTGTCTAAGGCATTCGCCATGTCGGCTAAGCTTACAACTTTCAGTCTTGTTGTATCCGCTCGTAAATAGGTGCGTTCTAAAAACTGTTGTTTGGTGAATAATTTACAATTAATCTCGGATACAAAAATTTCAATAATTGGAATTGAAATAAAGTTTAGCAATGCATCGACTTGTCCAGAAAGTTCAACGGTCTCTCCTTTTAAAAGTCCTTGGGAAATATGAAAAGCCCGCGAAACGATCTCATAAAAATGATCGATGAGCTCCCTGGTTTCTTTACTTGTTTTATCTTGTGATTTTCCATTTCCTCCTGGTTCTTCAAGTTCGTAGCCTTTTTGAAGCTGATAGATCGCTCCCGCATTATCTGCTTCGAGCCAAGGTTTCATTTGAGAATTGATCATTTGGTCTACAGCTTTTTGTTTTTCATCGTTTTGAGGCCTAAAAAAATCACCTTTCATCACATAGCGTTTAGCATTTGATCGCTTGTATATATTCATCGCTGCCGACAGTAATTTTCCATAACTACTGTACAGACTATCAATACACTTCTTTATGTTGTCCTCGTAATAAGTAAGGTATAAAACATCTTTTTCTTGAAATTTTTTTGATAGTTGACAATTATTGATGGACACAAAAGAATAAGTATTCTCATCCAGTCCCTTTTCTTCTCGAACAAAATCATCTGCAATCACAAACTCATTCACTCCATTTTGAATAATTAGACATTCATTTTCATAAATCAGCTTATAAACCAGCTTTTTCATAAAATTTTTCTGATTCATATTTTTATTCGGTTTCACATTTAGTAAATAATAGAGTGACTTCCGCTCCTTTTTTCCTTTAACATAAGTTTCAAATTCAGTTTTTAATATAGAGTTAGCGATCAAATCGACACAAGAGTCGATTGCTAATTTTTTATAAGCGACTTCTGCAACTAAATTTTGTACAATTATCATTTTTTCTGGATTTATTTCAGTCGTCAGCTTTTTTCCAAATAAATCAAAGAATCTCAATTTCTCACCGCCTTTCTATTTAAAACACAATTGGTTTAAATCTAATCTGTGAATAGTCGACATTTCCCATATCTATCAAAGATTGATCTTCATTAAGGGCATGGAGAAAAGCAAAGAACCCGTCGGTCTTACGTTTTTCCGGATCAATTTTTTTATATTCTTTGTTGCCGTTTCCTAAGAATTCAATATAAACATTGTTGACGTACCAACGCATTAAAGGATCATCTCCAAAAACAATTGATTTTTGAATGAACATGTCATCTACAAGCTGTGATAAAGCTGTGTGAGTGAATTTACCAGAACGTGTAGTTTCTACTGTAAAGCCTGCCTCTTCAAGTAATGGTTTTAAAATGACAGCTCGCATTTGGTCAATGGTGATTTTTTTTATAAAAAAATTTTTTGACATCTCTAAAAACCAATTAACAACACGTTGCTCTTCGATCTTATCCGTATGAACAATTTCTGCTAACCCCTTATCAATCGCAATTTGAACAATATCCTTATTAATATCCTGTAACTCAAGTGCCTTTTTATGGATAAACGTATGTTGTAACCAATATCGTTTTCCTTTGTGCTTTACAAGAACTCCAACAGCGCAAAAATCACGCAATTCAGCGAAGTCAACTCCCCCTACGGCATCTATTCCTTGCATTTCTTCATAAGGAACAATCTGATTTGTTGCTCTTCGTTCTTCGTCTGTGCAGACTTTAAACCGAGTGTCTTCCACTGGACAATTCATTCGCTTAGTCATAAATTCAATACGAATTTCTGCCTGTCTTTTCATTTGTCGATATTCATCTTTCATTTTTCTTTGAAGATTTTTATTGTAACGATAAGAAGGATTAGCTTTCTCCCACATTTTTGGATTATCTACTTCTGATGGATCGTCTAACTTACAGATAAATGGAAAAAGTGTCGAATCTTTTATCTCACGATTCAACACTAATTGCGCTTCTTCTTTTAAATCATCTAACGGGCCTCCACGAATATTACCATCAGTGGAGCAATGAAATTCCCGATAATCTGCAATTTTCCCACCTCCTGATTGGAAAACTTTTATGCTATTCCAATTCTCATAGCCGTGTTCTTCATCAAACAAGACACATCCAGTACGTTTCGAATCTTTTGTTTTCGCATTTGATGTATTGAAAACTAGTGTTGAACCTGTTTTTTTACTCGTTATTTTTTCCTTTGTAGCAGAAAATGAAGACTTAAGTTTTTTTTCGTTTTCTTTGATCACGTGGAAGACATCATCAAAAGAAGTTTTTGCTTGATCCTGAGCAGTAGCAACGATGTCGATGTGATAGTTTTTTATACCATGTGCCTTTGATAACATATAAAATGCATTGTATGAAAAATAGCCATTTTTCCCAGCACCACGTCCCATATACAGAAAATAGCGAGTAAAAAATAGCATATTATCCTCTTTGTAACGCAATCCAAAAATAAATACATTACAAAATTTTTGCCACAGAAAAAGGTCATATGGGAAATACTTTTTAGGAATTTCAACAGAGTCATTCACGCGTTGGTGGTCGATATAAAGATCCTCACGACTAAGCACATCTTCTTTCAAGTAATTAATGAGCAAAAGTTGCTCTTTACATACTTCAATTTTCCTAGTTGCGACTGCATCAAAGTAATCTTCAATGTATGGGTGGGTCAAATAAGTAAGTGTATTTTGATAGGAGATTTCAGATGTCGTCGTCACTATCATCATCCTCCACATGACTTTCTACTTCAGCACTTAGCACTGTTAATAGTTCAGTCATTCGCTTATTAATTTTTATAAGTTCCACAGCTGCGTCATTCTTCTTGACACCTTGTTGTTTTCCATTTGACCATTTGACCATTGCCCCGTTTTTTTTGATATCCTTGATATATAATTCCTTAACGTCCCATAGGGATAGGTAGTCATCAACTAAGTCATACCAGTACTTTTCATGTTTTTTCTGTTTAATTAGCTGTTGTTGTAAATCATAGCGAATGTTGTTACGAATGGTTTTCTTGGCAATTTTTGGCAACTTAGCCCCCCCTCACACGCGAAAAAACAAAAATATCTTTTCCTATCTACCCCCCTACGTTTCGCCTCCCCCCAGATCAACGTCTGAAAATTTTGATGGGGGTACCTTGATGACTCGCTTGGATTAACCTGTGATAGAAATATATTTTTTCGCAAATTTAACATAGAAAACAATTTCTTCTGTTGTCCAGTTATAATATCGTTTTATCTTTTCAGCATCTAGTTCTTCTAATACTTGCTGTGGTTGCATCTTTCGACACATATTATTACTGATAATACTTCTAATATTTACATAGCGTAAATAAACGAGTCGAACAAACTCATTATGGATATCTCTCTCATAGCTATCACGTTCTTCCTTTGCTTTACTAGCAATCATTTGCATTTCTTCGCTATCGTAAACTCTACCATGATCACTTATAATCATTTACCACGACTCCTTATCAATGAAATTTTTAAAGTCTTGGTTCT